GAAGGCAAAAGTATGGAAGCAGTTAAAGTCTGCTATAAACGTGAGTATAAACACATTCCTACTAATACATCTAGAGAACTACGCTGGATACGCCCATTTAATTTGGAGTAACAAATGATTAATGAAAATGACATCATATTTGACAACTTAGCTGAAGAAGTATTTCCATACTTAGATTCATTACGTGAAAGCGGAATAACTAATATGTATGGAGCACACAGGTATGTTATAGAAGAGTTTAGTATAAATAAAGATATGGCAATAAAACTTGTGGAGGCTTGGATGGAAACATTTAAGGAGAAAGACGATGCCGGATGAAATGTGGTACATAAAACAAGCATACAAAGACAATTACTGGGAACATGATAACTTTGCAGATTTCTTAAGATGGTATGCAAGAACCGATAGAAAAAATGCAATTCATTCTATTGGTGTAAACGATGTCATAGACATTGTAGAAAAACCTTGGAAGACACATCTAAGAGATCAATACTATATTTACTTAAGGGAAACATATGATGAATAATGAACTAAACAAGTTACAGCTTGAAGAGTTTATAGAAAAAAACCTTCTTGATATACAATACAAATTGCAAGATACATTATCTACTGTACTGGTACAGATTAACTGTTGTAGAAACAGAAAGAGTGCAATTGAAGAAGAGATTGAGTTATACGAAAAAACGATACAACATGAAGGACTAACATTTGACAATCTTACACCATTAAAACCAACGAAGGAGAACCATCATGGCACACGAACTGCTTGATGAAACCATGTTTTATGTAGGTGAGACACCTTGGCATAAACTTGGAGTTAAACTACCTAATCCTCCTACCATTGAAGAAGCAATAATTCATGGTAATTTGGATTGGAAAGTAAAGAAAGTACCAACTTATTTTAATCCTAAAACAAACTTTGGGATATTTCAACCAACAGCAAAAACCCCAACAGGTCATTATGTAACCATACGTAAGGACATAACAGGAAACTGGTATCCATTGGGAAACGTATCAAAACGATACGAAGTACTGCAGAACGCTGATGCTTTTGAACCATTTAAAGTATTACTTGATAAGGGTTATACATTAGAAACTGCAGGTGCTATAGATAACGGTAAACGTGTATGGATTCTTGCGAAAAAACCATCCAGCCATATGGTAGGCGACGATAAACTACTGCAGTATGCTGTACTTATGAATTCACATGACGGCAGCACACCAGTGTTCCTGCAGCCAACCGATGTAAGAGTGGTCTGTAAGAATACACTTGATTGGGCTTTAGACGGAAACAAACCAATGCGATTCTCGATAAAACATACAACTGGTGTAGGTGAACGTCTTAAGGAAGTCAGTAAAATCCTTGATAAAGCAGATGCAAACTGGGCTAAAGCACATGGCATTATGAGAATGATGCATGATCATAAAATCGACGAGAAACAGGCTGAAGTTTACTTTGAAGCCGTAATACCGTTTCTACGTAATCGTGGCATGAGTGGTACTAACAAACTCGGTGTAGAACACAGGGACTTTGCCACACCAGTATTCGAACAGCTAAAGCAGAACTTTAAGTTCGGTGCAGGCAACAAAGGAGAAACACTTTGGGATGCCTACAATGCTGTAACTGAATACTATGATCATCAAAAGACTTACAAGAACTGGATCAAGAATACACAGTTCGGTAAGGCTGCTGAATACAAGCGTAATGCATTTAAGTATGCATCACGTATTGTACTTGATAAAGAAGTACTGGAAGCATACGCATAACTTAAGTAAACGGCTGGCAGAGAACATAGAGAAGAAGCTCCGTCGACGAGTCAATAGGCTCAACCTTCTCTGCCGATGTTTAAGGAAAACAAAATGAATAAACTACCATTAGATGCTACAGAAGTCCGTACAATCTACGAGACTAGGGACTATGAAGCATTCAGTTTTATAACTGGTAATAGAAATATAAATAAATCGCATCTTGAAAAGTTGCGTAAATCAATGATGGAAATGCTTATCCCAATACCTATTGTGGTAAACGAAAAACTTCAAATCATTGACGGTCAACACAGATACATGATCTGCAAAGAAGAAGGCTGGACTTTAGCCTTTATACAGATAAAAGGACTCAGCTTAACTCATGTACAAAAGATCAACGAACTGATGAAGGTTTGGACTGCTGAAGCATTCATGCATTGCTACTGTGATCTTGCTCTTGAAACTAAAGACAGGGAGTATGACGATTATGTTGAATACAGAGAGTTCAAACGTAAATACGGCTTTGGGCACAATGAGACACAGGCAATACTGACTAATCAGAAAATGTTTAGCGGTAATCTATCTGAGCGTTTCAGAAATGGAACATTTAAGATAAAGAACTTATCATTAGCACAAGATACAGCTGAAAAGATTACCAGCGTCGGTAAATATTATCAGGGATACAAAAGAAGGGGCTTTGTTATTGCAATGCTACACTGTTTTGCTACACCTGAATACGATCATGATCGGTTCTTAAGTAAGCTTAGTTATCAAACCTATAAATTAAGTGATCAGTCGAACTATAAACAATATCTGCAGATCGCTCAAGACATCTATAACTACCACGCTAGGGAAGGTGACAGATTACTGCTCGTATCTCCCTAATTTCTCATATTGTTGTATTTATTATTGAAAAAATACAGTACAATTTGTAACTTTCACTACTAAAATAAAGAGGAAATAACATGGTAGATGATACTCCAAAACATCCCTTCGAAATACTGCGTCCTATGGACTACAGTAAGCATGTTGAGAACAAATCTCACGGCAAATTCGATGCGGATTACTTATCTTGGGCAGTGTGCTGGTCAAGGATTAAATCTGTAGACCCAAATGCACACTACATCAAACATCCAGTGGAGTTTTATCCCGATGGATCAGCTGAAGTACACATCGAACTCAGATATTCAGATCAACATGGAGACGAAAGTATCCATCATGAGTATCTCGCAGTAAGAGACTTCAGAATGCAAGCAGAAAACAATCCAAACTCTGTACAAATAGAGAATACTTTTCGCAGATGTGTAGCGAAAGGAGTCTCAATGGCTACAGGATTTGGATTAGAATTGTGGTATAACGAAGACATAAGGGACTTAGACTATCGCAAGGAAACACTTGTGACTGGTCAGTCAACTGCTAAAGGCAAGATAACGATAGATCAAAACGTAAAACTGGAACGATTATCTCGTGATCCTGTATTCAATGGTTCTGGAATGTCAACTCAAGTAAAAGAGTTTATTTCCAGTATACCTACTGAAAAACAGGCTGAAGAGAAAATCGAAAAACTAAAAGATATAATCAAAAAGGAGAAGATAAATGCCTGAAAATAAAGGCGTATTCACAAGAACATCTAAAATAGTAGATGTGGTTGCCAGATATAATGTAAAAGAGTCTTGGCAAAGAAGAGAAGACGATATTGCTATTGAATTAACTCTTGACATTGGTAAAAGCTTTCAACCAACCATGCGAGTCGGTGGCTTCTTCAATAGAAACGATGACGGCAGTATAAAGAATTTTGGTACTGCAACTAAAGTAAAGATACTCGTTGAATCCGCAGGTCTTAACTGGGATAGATCAGTAGATGAGAATAATCAGCTTACTGATTCAGCCCTAGAAGAACTACAGGGTAGCGATATCTGTACTTTATCGTATGTATATGGACAAACTAAAACAGGCAAAACAGGCTGGACCTACTGGAATGAAGTAGCTAAAGCAGGTCAGGATGAAGTTCTGAAAAGAAAGTTCTTCACAGCTGTTGATAAAGGCTGGGTTAAGGACTATAGACCTGATGAACCTGACGCAAGCTTTAATCCTACAGAAATAGAGAAATCTAATAACGAAGGATACCAGCTTTAAGAGTATGTTCTCATGTGGGGGAATTTAGGTTCCCCCACTATTTTTCAACATAAAATGCGGAGTTCAAATGGACTACAGCAACTATTACGTAGAAGTTGCAATAGGCGATGTATCAGCAAGGAACACTGTTGTACCATTTAATGAATTATACGAAGTTGTCAAAAAGAACATCGGTAAAGAGATTTACAGAAGTATGTTCCTATATACTGAAGATATTGCAAGTTATGTTGCAGAAAACGGAAGTATAAAGAACTACGAAGGTGTTCAAGCTCTTGACAGAATTGTTTTTGACATAGATAAAGGATCAGACGAAGGAGACGAAGTCAAAGACAAAACTTTCCAGCTCTATAGAAAACTCACAGAGTTAGGAGCAAGGAAAGAATCTGTAAATATATGGTTTAGTGGTCGTGGATTCCATGTGGTTATACCAAATCTATATGGATTCAAGCCATCTACCCATTTAGCAAGAGAAGTAAAATCAACTATAGTCCGTGATTTCAAGGACACAGTAGATTTGATTTATGATCCCAAGCGTCTTATAAGATTGCCTTTTTCACTCAATAAAAAGACAAATCTATATAAGAATTACTTGACTCATGAACAATTTCTTACAATGAATTATAATGATATTGTAGAATACTGTAAAGATATATCCTATGATCAACCTCCAGCGGTTAATGGATTTAATCCAATATGGAAACCGATGGAACACAGTAAAGAAGAAGTACCTAAAGAACGTAAAGTACTTAAAAACGCCAAATATCCCACCAACAGTGATGTCACATGTGGGCAGCATATAGTAAACAACGGTGCTAGAGTAAGCAACAGGCACTTAACTTTGCTTAGGCTGGTGTCTATATGGCGTAGGAAAGGTTTTACGCAAGAACAGTGTAATTTGCTCGGACAGAGCTGGATAAGCACATATCCTCAGGACTTTTCAAACGAAGAAATAAACAGGCTTGTAGTTGATACATTCAAACAGGGTTACCAATATACCTGTAAGGATGAGATACTTGAAGCACATTGTGATCCAAAGTGCAAATACTATAAGATGAAAGACTATGGACATGGTGTTAAGCTGAAGAATGTTGATCAAATGATCGATGCTTATAAACAGTATATAGAAGAATCTAAATACAATAGCGAGTTTAATCTTAAGGATGTTGTTAATATTAAAGACGATTATACATTCAAGGCTGGCGATCTGGCAATACTTGGTGGCAATACCAAGATAGGTAAGACAGCATTCGTGCAATGGATAATAGCACAATTCCCTGATATTAAAACTGCATTCATGTCATTAGAAGTAGGCGAAGACTTAATAAACAGAAGGTTTTTCCAATGTGTATTAAGCTTAAGCAAGGACAATTTCAATGTCTGGAATGATGAATACGATCAATTTCTTAAAGAAAGTATGAATCATATACATACTACATGTGATTCTCCAGATATACGTGATTATGACAAGATCATTGAAACATACAACCCAAAACTGCTGGTTATAGATACGATAGATACTATACCAGCTAAATACTACAACGACGAATATGAAAGACAGAATTTCATTATTAAGGAACTAAAGAGCCTTGCCAATAAACATAAGATAATAATCTTTGGTATCTCCCATATTTCAAAGTATGCTGCACAGCAACTGGAAAACGGAGAACGGCTAGGTATACATAGTTTCAAAGGAAACTCTGTGATAGAACAGAAAGCGGATAAAGTTATAGGTTTTGAAAGCATTCCTGAAGATGAACGAATAAGGATTATATCTTCTCTTGGAACAAGAGATGAGAATCCATTCGAAATCAAAATGACTTTCAACTATGAAACCTTTAACTTTGAACAACTATAAAACCTCATGGGGGAGAGCGTATGCCCTTTTTCGTATGATAGATTCCGCACTATCAACGCTTTCCCTCATATTTCCATAATTGAGAGACGAATATGAATGTAATATTATTTGGATTACCAATATTCAAATATGCTAAGATCATTAAAGATGATTACAGAGGTATTAAAGTAGTCTTGTTTGGAGTGTTAATGTTTACAGTAGGTATTGGAGTACATAAAGGATATCACCATCACTTTTCCATAGGACTGCTCAACACAGAACTGTTCTTCGGATTTGCGATAAAGGACAGAATGTTACCATGAGTGGTAAAGCACCAAAACAGAAAGGAAACAGAATTGAAAGAGAATGTGTCAATTTAGCTAAAGACTTCGGCTTTAAATCACAAAGAGCTTGGGGTTCAGATGGCAGATCACTGGGCTGGCATGAAGAAGTAGACATAACAATCACTACAGGTGATAGTATGAAACATGACTTCTATAAATTCCAAGTCAAGGGACGTAAAGCTATTGCAGACTACCTCAAGCCATGTGAACATGTCTATGGACAGATTCTCAAAGAAGACCGTCATGAACCATTGGTTACAATACGGTATAAAGACTTGTTAAACTTATTTAAAAGAATAACAGGATAAAGAAGTCGTTTTGACTTAAATAGTTAAAAGGATGATCAATGAGCAAGGGGCAGGTTGGCGTTTGTCCCTTGCAAGATTTAGTATCAAAGAGAAATAATATGAAAGACTTATTCGACTTAGACGATCTAGACTCTTGGTATTTAGAGAAAAAACTTTACAAGAATAAGACACAGGTTAACCCTAGAACATATGCATTGTATTTCTGTAAACCATGTAAGCATGTATGGGAAATATCATGCACAGGTACAATAATAAGGTATAAACATTTACCTACATATGGTCTAAAAAGAGTTAAATGCTCTTATTGTAAAAATGGTAATAATAAAACCTACAAGGAGAAGGATAAATGAAAAAAGTAATAACTTTTTATTTTGACGAAGAAAGTGGAGAAATGAGAAAAACTCAGATTCATAATGATTTTGACAAAACGGATAATTTAATGAAAGCAGATGTCATTAAGGATTGCTTGGGATATCTAGAGAATTTATACAATAAATACAATAATAAATATTGGATAGGGAGGCAATACAATGATTAGATATTATTGGGAAGCGTTATTTAGTGTGGAATATTTTCCATACTGGGAATTTACAATGATAATGATGTTAGCTATGTTGTTGAGTGTTCTATGGAGACTTAATAGAATCGAGAGAAAAGTAGAAGAATATCAAACAATGTATCATGAATTACTACAAGAAATACACGATATCATGGAAGACTTCGAAAATGAATAAATATACGATCCAAAAGCCTATCTGGGATGGCGGTTACAAAGAAAGATGTATCGGTATCGCAGAGTATAGGCTGCCATGTATAGTAGACATATCTTACAAAGACAAGAATGACAATCTTGTATATCCCGGCAAATATATGGTAACCCGTGATTTTGCAAAGAAGTTTGATAAGAAAAAGGTAGGAGCTTCTGTTGAAGTAAGAGTCATACCTATTAGCAAACTGAAAGAACACGATGAACCATTAGAAGGTAAAGACAAATACATTAAAGAACTGGAAGACTCGTTGTTTGTGGCAATAGATTGCTTAGACGATATTATAACTACACAAGCTAATAGCTCAAAGTATCGTAGTATGGCTAAGGAATCATTAGCTAAAATAACAAGGAGTAATGAAAAATGATTATACTTGATATACCAAACTGGATACTTTATGCATCTTGGTTTGTATTTATAAACTTCACTATAGTAATAGTAGCAATACTATGGCTAGTATTCTTAAACAAACGTGATCTACGCAAGGAGTACAAACAATGAGCAAAGATATTTGTCCTAGCTGCAACGGTACTGGTAGTGTAGTAGGGGAAGCATATACAGCAAGTACTCATGACGGAGTACTGAGACTTGAGCAAGCATTAGAATCCTGTGACGCATGTCATGCTACAGGTAAACTTCGCTTTGATCTAAAAGAAGTAGAAATACTCTCCTTTAGCGGTGTCGACCATTCAGACCATCCTGATTACAGTGATGCATTTATCGAAGAAGCCTTGTACAGAGGCAAGGAAATGACGGAAGATCAGATTGATTTACTACAGGACAAACACGATGACTTCGTGTACGATCAACTAATGGCTTATATGTTCTAATAAAAGGGCTCTCTTAACCGAGAGCCTTTTTTCTTTTAAAGGTTAAGTATTCTGATGCTACAATAGGATTAAAGATTGTAGTTATCAATCTATTATCATCGTCATCATATTGAGGGTCAATTATAGTTACAGGACAATTAAATATATTTTTATCATCAAGCCCCAGCTTATCTGCATAATTATCCATTATCTTAAAAGACGCAACCTGTAAAGCATGACTTATTAAACCAGATGCAGGGTCTTTTATAACTTGATAACCTGATACATGAGTATGTCCACAAGTAAGTATGTGATCCTTCCACCCCATCTGAGCAGCCTTAGAAACTCCATGAGCAGTATTCCACATACTGTTACCCTTCCAAGTGTGCCTTGCATTGACTCTGATTTCTTTCCCATTGGGGAATACAAGATTCATTCTGGCACCCCAACGCTCATACAGTCCTTTGTGATCTCTCATTATAAACTCTAATGGATCACCATCACCACTCCATACATCATGATTACCAGCAACTAAGTATAACCAGTTTACTTTGTTTACAAAATACTCAGTCAACTTCCATGACTCTTTAGCTCCAACAGATTGCTGACCATATAAAACAGCCAACCTACCAATCCAATTATTCTGGATGTCTCCAAGATTACCGCAGTACATACCATCGGTTTCATTGAGAACATCCATGTAGCGAATAATTTGGGATAGATCAGTACCATCATCATCAACATGAGGATCACCAAAGTGTGCTATACCTATGGGTCCATCTATATTAATAGCAATGTCTACTAATTTTCTAGTTTCTTTTGATTTTAATTTCTGAGCGTATTGTTTTTTTCTAAAATCTATAATGTCTTCTACAGGCATAAACTCAGGATCACGCTCTGCAACTGTGAATGAAGACTCTTCAACAATACTTGGATTTAATGTTTTCTTTCCGCAAGCATTACAATGCCAACACTGTTTCTTAGTTTCAGCATAATAAGAAAAGCCATCCTTCCTCATGGCTCTTGCACCGCATTTAGGACAACCTATTATATTACCATCATCATCCTTCCTAAAGTCATCTACGACTTTATCATTTGGATTCATCTTAGATTATTTCTTTTTTTTGGATGACTTTTTAGGCTTAACTGATTTTTTATACTGTTTTCTACGATCTGATATCAAATCTTGCATGTTCTTACGAGTTGGCATAGTTCTCCTGAATAAAGTGTCTCTAATTTAACGTATATGGACGTTTCTTTGAGTAAGGCATACCTACTATAGCCTCGAATATGATCATTTCTTCTTGCGTCTGTTAGCCATCTTTTTGAACGTCTTGGCTAAAGTGGCTTGTCTTTTAGTCCTAGTGGACGCTTTTGAACCTTTTTTAAGGACTTTAGTAGCATAAGCTGATATACTCATGCCTGCAGCCTTAGCTTTTTTAGTAAAAGCACCGGGTCGTTTAACTGCACCTTGTATCCAAGCCTTCTTACCTTTGGTCTGACTATATGTTCTTGATCCAGCCACTATCTTTCGGTGCCAAATCCAAATGGGTCTTTGCCTTTTCCATAGTCATCACTATATGGATTTTGCATTTGCCTACTATCCATCCAATCTTGAAGTTTGTTCATACCTTCTGGAGTTTTCATCATTTGTTCAGCTTTTTTTGTAAAGTCTTTTGATGTTTTATCACTCATAGCATTTATTGATGAACTAATTTTAATATCTAATTTGTCGTTTGTGGAATCAATAATAAACTTTAAAGGGTGAAAGTGCTTGTTACTTGTCAGCTCTGTAGGGCTTCCTGCATATGTAACTACATATTCATCTTTTTTCTTATTGTATACCAAGCCACCTAAACCATCTGTTTCTTTCTTTATCATTTGTCTTAATGCTTGATATTGATGAACTTTCCTTTTTTCATTACTTTCGCCCATACTGTGTGCAAGTGAACCACCTACAACACCTGCTAATCCAGCTCCAATAGCATATTCTGGATTAGATTTTAATAAATCAGCACCTCTACCTTTAGCTATTCTTCCATAATTTTTACCAGCTTGTCCTAAGTTCCTTGCGGAAGCTCCTAACATTCCTAATAAACCTGCCATAATTAACTCTCCTCACCATCTAAGGTTGAATAGTCACCAGTGCCATATTTACCACGTCTTGCTAAACTCTTATACATAATATAAGGAGTCATAGCAGCAAGCAAATAAGATGGTACGCCCTTAAATGGTGCTAACGATCTAATAAACTGAGAACCTTTAGACATGGGCTTAAATGCTCCCCCAGATCCTTTAGTTACTGGAAGGTTGCCAATATTTTTTTCTGCATCCATTAGAATTTTTCTTCCATGATAAGAAGCATCTATTTCATGTGCTAATGTCGGAAGCATCATTGCACTAGCTGTAGCAGCTCTTCTTTGAGCAGTGTCTTGATCTTTGGTTGTAAGAACACCAAGTGCATAAAAAGGAGAAAGAAAGCCAGTAATACCTCTACTATAATTAAACCCTTTACGCAAAGTACTTGGCTTATCAAATTGTTTATAGTGTCCCATTTCATGAGCAAGTATACTAGGGTCTTTGCCCATCATATATATTGTTTTATTACTTGGATCAAAGTGTGGACCCTTCATCATTCTTTGAATACCTTCTGGACCAAATCCCATTTTTCCAATATCAACAACACGCATATTAGGATTATTTTTCATAATCTGACTGTAAGTTCCAAGATTAGCAGGGCTTTGTTGATTAATCATGCCTTTAAAAAGTGGATAAGTTGTTGCGACAGCTCCACCCATAAGTCCTAATCCTTCATATGAAAAAGGTCCTGTAATATATTTATTTAAAAACCCTACTGGTTTTTTACCTTCTTTTTGATCAGCCATTAGTTTTCCTTGTTGTCCCACTCTTCACCCTGCGGCTCATACAAGTCGTCAAGAGTGGATTCTATATAGTCTTTACGCATCTTCTCTATTTGTGCTCTATCGTAATCACGTTGAAATTTGTCTGTAGGAATTCTTAAGAATTGCTGCATGCCTCTGCCAAATGTTGTTCCATAAGGTTCATTAAATGTTTTATCTACAGAACGGGCAAATCTGCCAAATGGAAACAGTGTCCAAGCTTGGTAATCGGCAAATCTTTCCCAATCTCCGTTAAGTAACATTACTAAACTTTGGGGTATCCTCGCAATAGGCGGGGTGATGATTTGTAATGGAGCAACAGCTCTTGGATATGTACCAAAGAAAGCTCTCTCTCGCTCTCTGCTATTGCCCCAGAGTAACTCCGCTGTCTCTCTCATCCAGTCGAATGGAGGAGGCGTAGCTACATCAAACAAACTGTAGGCATAGGCAGTACCTAATGCCATAAGCATAGCATTGATCATAAATAAACGACGAAATTCATCATAAGGTTTTGTTCCCGGCTTAAAGCCATACAACTTAGCCTGTCTGTGAATCTCTCTCTGAAATCCTATCTGGTTCTGGACATAGTTCTTGAATCTTGTCAGTACCTTACCTGTAGCAGTACGCATGAAAGCACTCCTGCCTACACTGTGGTAAACAAACTGCGTAGCCTCAACACCTTTAAGTGCATGCCTGATAACAGCATCACTATTCATATCTAATTGACCCGCCATTCCATTAAAACTATCTCTCATCTGCAGCATGTGGGATAGAAAAGCATTTGCTCTTAGCCAACGCTCAGATGCCTGCATAGGAAATGCACCTATCTCCAACATCTTTTCAGTAACCCCATGTCTACGGGCTAGTTCCATGATAGTTTCTCTATTGGGATCAGGGTTTCTTCTAAGCAGTTTATTAAAATCTTTAGCAAATTCTTTAAGAGCTTTCTTGTTTTTCATTGCCTGAACTTTCGGGTTGAAATCAAGCTCGTTTTTTATATACTGCTCAATAACTCCCTTCTCAATAATCCAATTCTTTAAATCTTTTTTTGTTTCTACAAATTTTCCATTCTTAAACTTCAGCTGGTATTCACCGTCTGCATTCTTAAGGATATTCTTTTCAAGGTATTTAAAATTAGTAGCTCTTACAAAATTCCTAAGACCAGTCTTAGTGATTGTATTTATAGAACCTCCAAATAAATTACCTGTAGCTACTCCAGTATTAGCAAGTAATGTTAATAACTGGTACTTAGCTTCTAAGGAACCCATGTTATGAATGATCCTTGCAAGTTCTTCTGCCCTTGCTTGGTCATTAGCTGGTAGATCAAATGGAAGTTTTTCTGTACCAAAGAACTTTAATATACGATCAAGCTTCTGTATCATTTCATGATCACTTGTCTGATAGTACATGTTCTTTTTCAACTTCAATGGATCGCTATTCTCCATAGACTTTAATACCCAGTCAGAGAATGTTGTCTTATAGCCAAGGGTATCACGCAGATACATACGATAAAACTCTGCATGATCCTTGGTGTATTCTCCAAATGGTTTATTAACAGTCATCTTATCTATCTCAACATCGCCCATAAGTGCAGCAAGATTCTTTAATCTTGATTTAACAATACCTTCCTTGTACATCTTAATAGCATCATATTCTCTCATATAAGCTGGATATTCTGATTGTCTTTCAAGAATATTCTTAGGTCTTGAAAAGAACCCAATACGATCAAGGTTAGATATAATATTAGCAATATCTTTAGATGTCATATCAACCTGTACAAGTGCTTCATACATATGAGTCTCACCATACTTAGTAGGATGAGACAGTGCATCCCTTGCATATTTATATTTTGCATATATAGCAGGCTCTATAACAGAACGCAAGAGATCAATATTCTTTGTCTTACTATATTCTTTTAAAATAGTATTCAATTTCTCTGCAGATTCTGGATTCATTAACTTAGCTTGTTCCGTTAAGTATTTAATAACTTCATTAGGCTTACTTAAAGCTTCGCTAATCTCTGCTTCAGCTAGATTCGTTTCGTAATCAGTTAGTATCTTTTTCTCATGTTTGGTTTTGATTGGTCGCCAAATATGTGGAAAGTATGTTTCCTTATCGTATCTACCTATAGGTTTAAACTTTGTATCTATAAACTTGCCATCCTTATCCTTACTTAACTTACCTTCTCTATAAAGTTTTCTAAACCTAGATGTATTTTTTATCTTATCACTATTAGTTATAATCTGTTCAAGCCTGTATTCATACTGTGCTCTATAGATAGCTTCAAGAGGAATATTCTTAATATCCTTACCATCCCAAGCTGGCTGAACTACCTTCTTATAAAAATTGTTAAAGTCAAACTTGCCATTAAGCCATACCATATAATCATTTAACTCAACACGAGATGAAGTGCTGATATCTTTCTCTGCCTTCTTCCAGTCACTTGATAAATAAACATACTCATTACCAAACTCTTCAAGGTCATTACGTATTCTATTGGTTAACGATTCAAGCATCTGTTCACCAGTGAATTCTTTAGTGATTACCTTTTCTTTACCATCAACTATAATTGTTTCATCAACAGGAATTTTACTTTCTAAATATTCTTTTGAAACATCTTTTAGTTTAATTTTACCTTCTATTATATCTATAGCTTTATTAAAGAGATCAACTCTTTGATTGGGGGTAAGGCTTTTAAGGCTCCTATATGTAGACTCATCCATACTGTTTATAACTGTTGAAACTTCATTCTCTGATTGGCTTACCATTCTGGTTAACCATTCACGCATAGCACCATGCGTAGACATAATACGTTTTACATCTCTTATAATAACCCTGTCCTTTCCTCGTACTGGAACATTTGCTTGAGTAAATATATTAACTTCATGAGCCAATGTTTTCTTATCCAAAGTAGCTGGTCTGTTATAATAGAAAATCCTTTGTATACGCATAGGATCACGATCTTTTGTATCGGGAAACTTGTCTTTAACAAACTTATCTATCCAGCCATCTCTAAACTTTGGATCATAGTATTCAAAGAATCTTAATAGATTAGGTATGTCATCTTTTGTCATAGCTTCAAATGCTCTTCCAGAACCACCTTCAAATTCAATAGTGTATTGAATGAATGCATCTTCAGGATGCTCTGCCCAGAACGGATGTTCTGCCATATAGTCTTTGAGTCTCTTTACATCTTTGTCAAATTCAGGATCACCTACAAAATCTTGACCCATGAATTTGGTAAAGCTATCATCTATCTTGGCATAGTTAGATGGTCTATGTAGATACTCAGAAAAGCTTTCAAGCTTATCTATCTGCTTTACTTCAGGTTGCTTTGCAAACTCAGTAACTACATCAAGCTCATCAAAGACTTCCTTGACTGCTTTGTTCCCAATTTGGGAAGACTGCCAAGGCATTCTGTTATGTAAACCATATGTCTGTCCCTTAGTTAAAGGACTAAGTAAATATATATCAAGATACTCTTCAAAAGGTACAGGGTCCATACCCTGTTCACCTAGTTCTTGACGTAAAGCATTTTTTAAGTTATGTACTTCAAGATCATAATCAGAAAAATATGTATTCTTCTGGTCACTTTCTGGGTTCCTATCTGCACTCTTAAACTTTAATTTTATCTCAGACGCTCTCTCTGGTATCCTTTTTAGGTTCCTGATAACGTCTTGCCTATTGCCACCTTCAGCTATAATCTTAGCTTCAATGGCACGTGCTTTCTTAAGCAATGCCATAAAACTGGCTATATTTAGATTCTCTTTTCTAAGTTGCTCTGCAAAAGCTTTCCACTGACCTTTCTCTAGAGAACTTGATGCTTTTAATTTATTGGCTTCTAAATTTGTAGATAACCGAATAACAATATCAAGCTCCTTAGCTAATGGGTCTGTCTCTAGGATAGATTGTAAATTCTTAACTAGACTTATATTAGACTCATAAGGATGAGTAAATGTCATTTTATTAACACCATCACTACGAGCTTTATTCGCTATGCGGCTTAAAATATTTGGAAACTCATATTTAAAATTAGGACCAACTTCTGTATCTCCAAGAATTCTTTCTTGAAATTCATAAAGTTCCATAGCACCAGTCCTAGGAATTCTTATTTGCTTACCATCGCTACCTAAAACTACATTACCACGCTTATCTAGTTTGGGATCAGTAAGTTTAGTCATAGCGTTAGGCTTCATAGTTTGAATCATTTTATGAACCTTGCCAAGATCAGTGTTGTCTTTTACTCTATTAAAGCCACCTGAAGAAAATGATTCTTTCATTGATGCATACTTAGGATCATTCATCCATTGTACTGGTATAAATTCGATATCAAACGCTTGTTCAAATAATAATTTCGGAAACCGTACATATGATTTCATCTTCGGATAATTACCAGCATCGGCAGAACGGTTAAGCATCTCTCTAGCATAAAGCCTTGTCTGTTTTCCAAGCTCAGGTTTTAATGTTAATACATACTGACCGAGATTTGTCCCATACTTCAAACGAAATGTTTCAGCATTAGTAATTTCATTTTTAAGCTGGGGATGTACATCAACAATAAGCTTACCTCCATTCTTAATAGCCATATCAATCCAAGCTTGTGTAGTCATACGGTTATTAATAGCCCAGCCTATACCAAGGTTGCCTTGATATACATTCCTTGCTACTTCTTTTTTCATTGAAGGAGAGAATATACTAGCTGGATGGAGATACGCATCTTGATCAGAGACATCATTAAACACAGGATCAAGCTCAGTTGATTTACCATCTATGATCTTGCCATCTTTTGTTTCCCATTCATTTTTGATTTCATTTTTACTATAAGCGTTTTTTATTGTTGAATCAAACCCATGATAAACAAACATGGAATCAGAATCCTTATCCATACCGCCTAAATAAAAATCATCTTTAGGATGGGTTATAATAGCATTGCCTTTCTGACCTGTGAAATCTTTGAAGGTTAATACTCTTGCACCACTGGAAGAGTCTGCTGGAACTCTTATAACTACAAAGTCAGGATCAAAAGCATCTACTGCTTCTTTGACTTTACTATAAATACCAGCTTCCTTCATTTTGTTAATTTCAGATGGTTTATTTAACTTCTCTTTTATTTCCCATACTTCTCCAAGATACGCATCTTTATCTTTGCCTTTCTTTTTACCTAATGCGAGTTTAATTATTTTAGGGTCAAAATCTACAGGAAACCATTTCATTCCATCATCCATCATGAACTGACCATACTCAACACGTTTTGTCTTGAGTTCTTCTGGACCATAGGGAGCAGCCCAACCTTTACCAGAATATTTCCACTTAGGACGCAAGTATCTATCAATCATATATCTCTTATATGCATGCTCCCAATACTTATTAGTATATTTAAAGCCGTCTGCTACAGCATCGTTAGTGCCGACCACATGGAAAACACGCTTATTCCTAAACATATAATCACGCCACTGGGCATCGGTAAAGTTAAGATCAGCTTCGCCTTCTTCACGTTTTGTAGATATACGCATAATATGATCACGTATGTGTGTTCTTAATTTTTTTAATTCTTTACCCTCTGAAGTAAGGATTGAGTGAATATTTTTAAGTGAAACCTGATCTATGTTTAATTTATTAAGGTCTATATCTACAGATGTATCCTTAATATAATTTTCTATCTTTGTATTCTGTACTGGATCACCATCAATAAGCGGTTCATATATAGTTTTAAATACATGTTCCGCTACGGCTGAATGCTGTTCTTCATTGAGGTTGCCAAATAACTGCCTGACTATCATCTGGGGAGATGTAGATTTTATAGGATTTTCGTATACGCCAAGGTCTAATCTCATATCTGATATAGGCATTTGTCTTATATCAAGTGCATCAAGAGCTACGTGTCTACCGTCTATATAATCATATCTACTTGGTTTAATGCCTCCAAAGTTTTTAGCAGCAGAAGCCATCGCCATAACATCAATATCATTTTCAAGCATAAAATCATGCATAGATTTTGATGCTCTTCTACCACCAGCTTTTATATACATAACACCAGTATCTGTTCTTGTAACAACAGTAGGTTTTAACATACCAGAATCTTTCATTAAATCTTGGATAAGTTTATCTTCTTTTAGAAAGCCTGATTGATTCACTATGCTGTCATATACATCCTGCCTGTAGTATAGAGTACCGTCAGTATGAGACTCATAAGGATACTTGTATGTTTTTAAACTTCCATCTGGTTCTTTTACATCTTGCTTATACCAAGCATCTGGAAATTCATCTTCCTTAGGGATATAATCTTTTAATACAGTAATATTTAAAGTATCTTTATCATTTATCTTAAAATTTAAAGGAACATTCTTTGTATGGAATAATTGTTCACGTTTATTTCTATCAACAACATTCCTAGCACCTACATTAGTATTTATAGAAGTGCCTATTCTACTAAAGCCTACCCCCGGTTCTTGACCTTCTGTGTATAAACCATTACGCTGTGCTTCCCATAGCACTTCGCTTTTCCAAGACTTTTCATGAATATCCGCTACGTTCTTTTCCATAACTTCTGATTGAATAGCATCACCAACCCATTCAATTTGTTTTTGAAGACTTATATCATAGCTGTCTTTAATCTCATTTCTATATTGATTTAATAATCTTTTTTGTTCACCCGCTGCTAAATCAGGATTTTTATCAAGAGCTTCTTTCAGCATTCCTCTTGAAAGATGATCTATCATAGTATCAAGATTGATTTGGTTTATATCAGCATGGAATTTGCTAACCTTCAGGTTGCCCTTGTCTTTAACGCCTCCAGTTATATACATATTATTAGACGAAAGATGATCTTCAATAGCATACCAGTCTTCTGGCTTTACTTTGTATTTAATAGTACCATTCTCAAAATCTGGTTTACCTGCAAATGGCTTTTCTGCTATAATCTTACCACTGCTTTCAGTTCGATTTAAGTTAATATACTGTAGTGTTATAATCTCTCTACCATCTAGTTTCTCTGCTGGTATATCCCAACCTTTACCATCCTTACTAACTGGAGCATTGGAATCCATTCTTGCTCCATGATAATCTCCACCTCTGGGAATAGCTTCAACGCCTGTAATCTTACCATTAGGTTTACCACCTTCCCTGAATATTTGAACCAGTATCTGTTCCCTTGGTGCACTTCTAGGATCACCCTGTTCTTCGGGGAAGGGGTCTTCCCACTCTTTAAGATCAATAATGATACCACCCTGTATGATCCTGCCTGCCTGTTCACGTGCTATATTATTCTTATCTTCTTCTGTAGGTTTTCTACCGTAACGCTTCTCTGCAGCAGTGGCAAGATGAGTATCAAGAACATCTTCATTCTCCCAAGCCCCAGTCTTCATCATGCTCATACGAGCTTGATCTGAAGCTTGCTTATGTACATACTGTTTTGTATCTTTAGATAGTGTATCCCATTCAGGATTCTTCTCAGGATAGAATACCCTGTCGGGTCTACCTGATGCTATGTCTTCAGCATAAAAACTCATAGCAGCTTTCTCATGTGAAGGTCTAGATTGATAACCAAAGAATCCACCCAATAGATACTGATATAACTGCATCTCTATAGGTTGTTCCTGTAGTGTGGTGGGTACACCAAGCATCATAGAACCTATACCAGCTTTAATTAACTGCTCTGCGTTCTTGTGATTTTGAACATTCTTACTTTGAAGGAGATTGCCTATACGTTTAAAATTACCTAATCCTCCAAATGCACCTCCAGCTATACCACCATGTACCATAGAATTAAGTATCTGATCTGGACCTCCCCATATACTACTTACTCCACTTGCTACGCCAAGGTGTACAGCATCAGTAAGGACACCACGCATAGCACTACCACGCTTCATATATTCAAGTGACTCAATACCAGCCTTAGCTATACCTTTATTAACAAGATCACTTGCTTTGTCACCAAAAAACATAGGCACTGAGAACTTGTTAGCTACTGTTGCACTAAAAGCACCTTTCTCCAATGCGTTCTTTACACCTGTCATACCAAGCTTGGATGCACCAGTAGCTAGTCCCTTCAATGGGATAGCGGCTATACCGGGAGCAAATCCAACAAGATGACCAAGTGAATGTGCTATTGCTTCGTATGTATTGCGGGGTTTCCTACCTACGGGAATCGTAGTAAAGCCTTCAGCTACACCGCCAATAGCTGTCTCTATTGTATTGCGGAGATTGAAGTCTGAAGAAACTCTATTAAAAGGTAGGTCTGTTTGTTTGGCTAAGTCTTGTAACTCGTCCAGCTGTTCCTCATTAAACTGCATAGGGTTAGTCCTATACATATCAATGAGTCTTTTTACACGATAAGACTCAGTATAGAGTGCCACTTTTTAAAAGGGGAAAGGATTATCAAGATCGTTTCGCCCCCGAAAACCAAATCTTCTTCTATAATCTACTTTAGTTGCGTAAGGCGATAAATATTGTCTTTCTAAATCAACTAATGATTCAAACGCACTATAGTCTCCCGCATCGGCTGCACGACTCAGCCTTCCCATTTCCATAGATATATCTGAACTCTTATCCGATGGAAGGTAGCGACCATGACCCGACTTTTTTATAGAGCTGCCGCTAGTTAATTGAAGTGGAGTTGGTCGACTAGGCAATCCTAATCTTCCAGTTAATCGTAAAGGAGCTGGGACTAAACCGCCAGCACCTTCATAAGGTGGTAGTAAGCCACGTCCTGTCTTGGTTATACCTTCTGCAGACTTGCGAACTATCTCGCCTTCAGCAGCGGCTCCACCTCCTGCAGCGGCAGTTCCTCCACCACCTCCACGAAGTGCACCATAGGCAGCTTTACCGCCTTTATATAAAAGTTTTCCTACGCCTGCAGCACCAAATAATCCACCGATAGAACCAACTCCACCAGATATCTTATCAGGCATTGTTTCACCATAAACAGACTCTCCTCTAGATTCAGGTCGCCATTCATTTGGTAACAAACCAAATGCTGCCATATCGGCAGCATCAAAAGCAGCTTTAGAAAATGGTCTACTCTCTCTTTTAAATTCTAAACCAGTAGACGCAGCTATGGATGCAACTTGTTCTGCTTCCTGATCAGTAAATGATCTTGGGTCTTCATTGTATCTGTCAACAAGTTCTCTTGATGCCATCCAATTAAGTGCCATAATAAACTCCTATTGACCCTGCGTTAAGGCAAGAGGTCCAGCCTGCGACATTAAACCTGATTTCATTAAATCTAATAATTCATTAGATGTAGACATCTTTGGACCGTATGTTGGATGTTGCATCATATAATCAATTGAACCGGGATAAAGATTACCACCACCAGCTTCAAGCATCTGCTCAAATTGAGTAGCTCCACTAGGAATAAATTTATTTGTAAGAATATCTTCTGGTTTGACACCAAGAGATTCTTCAGCTCGTGATTTAATAAGCTCTTCTTCAGTTAATTGCCAAGGCTTTACCTGCCCAGCCTTTGAAGAAGCAGGGTCGTATCTTCCGGGTTTATCACCCATGCCAATAACGGCACCAAGACCTTCTCCACGTTTTTCAATTCTAGATGCTTTGTCCCACCATGATAATTCACTCCGTTCTCTTTTCATAGCTTCTTCAAGCTTCTTCTTTTTAATCATCGCTTGATGTATTGGTTGCATCATTTTTTTCTGAGCTTCTGCTTCTGCTCTTTGTTTTTTACGTTCTTCTAATCCATAAGCAGATTCAGATTCTAGAACTCTCATCTGACGATCTCTTATTAAAGAATCAAAATCAAATTTTTGTTGATCTAGGTTAAGAGCTACATCTGCTTGATCCAACTTTCTTGTTGCAAGCATCTGATCTACATCCATCTTACGCATAGTAAGAAGAAGTGTAGGCATCTCATTAAGAAACTCGTTTATGTATTGTCCTGATTCATATGCCATAATTAAACCTATTTGTTATGATTCTCGCCATCTGCCGCCTCTAAATATCCAGTTCTGTCCATTACCATCTATGTGAGTTGCTCCTTCATTTGGATCACCGCCAGTCCATCCTGCTGGATTCCAAGTGCCCCCTCCATAACCAGTTTCTCCCCCTCCTTCTGCAGCACCGCCCCAATTAGCTGGGTCATAATCACCGCCTCCCCAACTAATACCAGCAGAATCTCTGCCTAATAATCCTGTAGCAACGTCTCTGAATGAAGACTCCATACCTCTTTGAGCACTCTGTAAATCACCAGTATATCCAAGTAGACCAGATTGAAGACCTTGACCATATTGTTGTCCTATTCCTTGTAGACCTTGTTGTATACCATACTTAGCTCTTCCAAATCCAGAATTATAAGCAGAAGACAAGCCCTGTCCACCGCCTAATTGCATTACCTGACCTTGACCCTGTGTACGTAATCCAGACATGCCTTGAGCAAAACCAGCTCTAGCCATACCAACATCTTGCTGATAATCTTCTGCTATCCCACCAAAGAATTTCCCCACCTTAGATGGGTCAATATCCATTCCTAAACCTTCTAAATAACTTTGATAGTCCTGATTAGGATTAGAAGTATTCTGAAAGGCTGAAGACAACCAAGGATTTGCACCGTTAGCCATTAGTATACCATTCTTCGAGGTTGTTGCATATGAGGGCTTATCATATCAAAAAGACTTCCTTCTTGACCCTGACCTTGATTCATAAATGACTCAAAAGCATTATCAGATTGTCCCATCCATTGTTGATAATTCATACCACCCATTTGATCTGGGACGGATGTTGGTAATCCTAAAGATTGACGTATTGTATCATTTAACATTCCTTGACCACTCATAGCTCTGCCTCTATCTACTGCGGCTCCATAAGTATTTGATACTGGAGCAGTTGGACTATAGGGAGACGGAAGACCAGACAAAGGATCGGATATATTAGTTGCACCTAACGGATCGGTACCAAATTGTTGAACTGGATTTACACCATAAGGACCTACGGGATTAGTAATTCCCGCTGGGCTTGGTGTTGGACCTAGCGTAGATGCTCCGGGAGGAGGAGTTCTTCCCCATGTACTTGGGTCGGCTTTATCAAACATCGCCTCTCCCGGCATACGATCAAGATTGGTAATAGCTTGAGATTGTGCTTTAGCCGCATCGATCATTTGTCTTGCGTTTGGATCACCAGTCATTAATCCTAGTTTTTGATCGGGGCTACCAAACCTTCCAAGGAACTTACCTTTCATTTTATCCATTCCCGGTTTAAAATATTTTGCCATCATAAAGGCACTTAAAGCATCTTTTCCAGTATCTGCCATCATACGCTCACGCATACCAGCTTGATAGTCACCTATTTCTTTACCAAATTTTCTTTGTTCGCCTTGATGAAATAGAGCGTCTATATTTTTATCTGCATCACGTTCTCTACCGCCAGCCATAGCTCTGCCAGCTGATCTACCTGCAAGTCCACCTAAGCCTACTAATCCTGCAGCTACTGGAGCAGCTAGTCCACCTGTTGCGGCAGTTGCTACACCAGCACCAAGAAGACCAAGTGTTCTTCCCCAGCCTCCCCATTTTGCAGCTTTAGTGCGTCTTGCTTGTTCTTTATTGTGTGCGGCTTCAAAAGCAGCTCTATCTTGTGCTTCCTGACCTGCCATTGCCATTTGTGCGTATGTAGCCATAATACTGTCCTTAATCTAATAATAAATTATTGTTTTTAGAATTGTCATTACACATTAAAGTGCACATATTAAATGCCCTGTAAAATATGAATAAAGTCTTTGAGTTCCATTGTATGTATTTATTGTATTACCAGTAGTATTATTAGAGTCAACCCTAATTTGATCTCCCGCATTAAGTTGAGTTTCAACATTGCAGGTATTAGCAAAATATCTGTTATCTGGAAAATCAAACTTGAAGTGATGTAAACTTATAGCTACTGATGAACTATCAGTAATATTATATATTCTTATATCTAGCCTTTCATTATCATCCATATGCTCGCTAAAAGAATCTTCATATAAAATATGAGCAGTTAAAGAATATATACCATTAATAGGAGCTACGAAATATTCATTAGATAAATCAAAGTTTGAACCATTATCATATTGTGACGAAGCAAAAGTAATAGTCGTATAAGCTCCATTAGCCAAGGCTTGATTTGTAGTTGCAGTCACCCTAAATGCTGGATAATTTTTTATAACTAACTTATTTGATAAATTTATATTTCCATTAACTTTTAAATCTTTTTCTACAATTTGATTACCATCTTTAGTCATTTGGGATTTCCATAAAATACCCTTTTCTCTGCGGTATCTCGTAAGGATTCCATCTCTACCAAGATGCAAAGATTCTCCACCATCACGCATTGTCTGTAAAGATGGTTGAGAATTTACAAGACTAATCTTGCCTTGTTTTTTGTTGTTAATGTTTCTTTCTATTCTATCCATTAAGATACTTTTTTCTTAATTATCCTATATTCAAAACCAACATCGCTTATTGCTAAAGTTGGGTCTGATGTGCTAGTATCAAGAACCAAAGATACTCTGCCGCAACTTATGGGAGAAGATGGAGCAATTTTTACAGTTGTAAAATTAGTAGCAGTAGCCATAGTTCCAGCCAATGCTGTTGATGTTCCGTCTGGTTGTGCTAATGTAAACTGATTTGTAAGGGCATGATCTGTACACCTGTATGTTATATATACAGCATAAATTCTCTTCATAACATCGGGATTCCCAAAATCATAATATTTGGTTTTAAATTCAATTTGTGGTATAGTAGCCTGACTTCTATAAAATTGATAAAAATCTATAGTATCGCCTTCGTCATGTGCTATAAGAGTATTGTTGGCTTCCGTATCTACAGAGTTAGTTATGCCATCATTTGTGTCTGGAATAAAATCTTTAAGGAATGTAAATGTATTTGTTTTTAGATCGCACATATAAGCGTCGCCATAAACTCCCATATCTTTAATTACAAAAACCATAGATTCTTGTTCGTCGTAAATAATTCCAGTATCGTCTGTAATGTGTCCAGCCCACGTTTGATCAGCAATTAAGTTTTCAGATAAATTTTTAATTTGAGTGCCGTTATATAAAAACAACCCTTGTTTGTTTGCCCAAATAGCTCCATGCTGTGTGCGTTTCACAGCTTCAGGATGCATTACTCCTTGGTACTTTAAGCTATCTTCTAAAAACCAATTACGATCATCAGCAGCTATATTAATTATGTCAAGGCTAAATCTTTTAAAAGCCAATAACCGATCTGCATAAGATTCTATAGCTGTATAATGATCAGCGTCACCTTTTGCAGCTTCAATATAATTATGATAAGGAAATGTATCAAATCTATGAGGCATAGAATACATTATTCTGTCTCTAAAAAAAGTAGGAGTTGAGTTGCTTTTATTTAATCCCTTGTTTTTATCTGCTATATTTACACCACAAACAAAAGCTCTATTATTCGCAACTACAGAATCTTTCCATTTTTCTGAATTTGCTCCAATGTCTATAGAAAATACACTAGATGGAAAACCATTAATTACTTCATAAGTTGTAAGGTTTAATTCTGAAATAATAAAGTTATTACCAGCAGTTTGATCGGGGCAATTAAACTGATCGCTAGAGCGAAGGTCCCAAGCAGTATATTCATCTATTAAATTAACTCTGCATCCATTCTGTAAATCCATATCAATTAATAGTATCCATTCACCATTTGTATTTTTTTCTCTAATATAAATCCTGCCTCCAGATATCCTTTCATCGTAGTCACCTTGGGCACCAACATTAACAGATAAAACTTTAAGGTCATCTGCAGCATCTACTGTAATACTTGCAGCTGATGCGTATTGCCTTGGCAATGATTCTTGATTGCCGTCATAAATAAAAGTTTCAGCAAACTCATAAGTACCCGATGGTATAGTTCCATTGACTGCAGTATCAGTAGAAACATTTATATCAAATCCTGTTCCAGCAGAAGCATAAGAACTGATTACTGCAGGCGTAGTTGCTCCATCTACAAGAGTACCAGCTGTAGGAGCCGCTAAATCATTATCTTTAGAATAAAACCCGAGAATAATATTCTGATTAGTGGTCCCAGAAAAATGCGTTCTGGCGATGAATCCGTACCATTTAATCTTGGACTGACTATTTTCAGTAGTATCACAGCATCTTATAGAGTCTTCTACTTTATAGTATTTTACTTTAGATGTAAAACCTTGTGTAAAATCACATAAAGTAATTACATCGCTTGCCCACGTTGTATCGTTCTTAGTAGAAAAAACGTCTATTTTGTGTTCTATTGGATTCGCTAATAAAATTATTTGATCACCAGACGGATATCCTTTAATTGTAGCGGCAAAATACGTTTCATTACCACTGAGTAATGGGCGATTTAGTTGGACTGCGTTAAAAGTAAAGTATGATCCACTAGTTGACTTATGAGATACTACTGTGAATATGCCTTCTTTATCTGCAGTAGCTAATCCACCTGTTCCTCCAGATAGTCCAGTAATGGAAATCGAAGAGCCAACTGGAAAATATTGGGCTAAATTACCATCTGTAGTAATAGCACTAAACCAAAGTATATAATGATTATCCCCACTTGAAACATACCATAAACCTTCTCTGGTTAATCCAGTATGGTCACCAGCAATAACACGTGTATTGCCTACAACTGTTTGATAGTCGGTTTCAAAATAACCAAGACCATACCCGGGCTGAACAGACTCTCCAGATGTAGTTGAGCTTACATTTGAATTGCTATAGGTGGAGCGAGTTAAAAGATTGCCGTCACCATTAGGTCCGACTTCAGTGGTGTTAGCCATATTGTAAGCTGACTGTATAATGCCACGTATATTAAACATGACATTCTTAGCCTGACGTACTTGATTATCGTTAATATCAACGCCAGATTGCAAGGTGTTAAGACCGCCACTAAAATCTTTAACTTGAAATATCTGCTTTGGCATGATCTTATTCTTTTAATTCAAAATGGACAAGATCGTCAAACGAATTATCTTTAGTTGTTCGTTTACCTTTATATAAGCTAGATGCCGACCAATCCCCACCCCAGCGAACATTTACTCCCATCTGAGAAGCTATGCCTAATACAAATCCACCTAATAAATGAAAGTCATCACGTGCTTGCCAGTCAATAGGATAGGGAGCTATATCTACAGCCTTACCTAAAACATGCTTTCCGAACTTTGTCTTGGACTTGCCTTCAGCTACAAGCTCATCTTGACGCTTCTGAGAACGTAAGCCTTCTATGACACTAATATCGAAATACTTGACAACTTCGTTAAGAACATTAACAAGCTTTGCATCAACACCTCTAAGGCGTTCTTTTGATCTTTTGCCGAATTTGGGCACACTATTTCCCTTTTAATAGCCTTGATAAAACAACGGCAACGAGGTCTGTTCCTTTATCAACCAATTCTTCAAAAACTTTCTGTTCTTGTTCTTCATTTAAAATTGGCAAATTAACTTTGTCGTTAATAGCAGTTGCCCATTCTTTCTCAAATTCATCTGATTGAATTTTTTCAATGATAAAGCTTTCTATTCCACTTTGTAGCTGTGGGACAGTTGCTTCGACTTGTTTTGTTAGCTCACTGAGGACTATTGATTTAATATCCATTACATTACCTTCATTATTAGGTTTACGATTATAGGAATAGCAAACATTGCTACCCCACCCCATGTTCTTATTTCGACTAAGCTTCTTTCATGTTCAGATACCTTGCCATTAACTCTATCAAGATGCTTATCAATTCTTTCAATGTGCTTAAAAATTGTTATCTGTCTTTCATTTAACTTTGTCAGCAAACGAATAACGTGCTCTCGATGTTTATCTATGCTTTCGTAATCCATATCATTTACCATTTATCCTTGATACAGAACCTTTAATTTCCATTAATACATCAGACATGTCGTTAATCTCTTTAACTGTATCATCGTGTCTTCTGTCTCTAGTTTCGTCGGACCTATTCCATCTTTCAATTAATTTAATGATCATGCCTTCCATATTTTCCAATGTTTCAGACTGACCTTTATTCTCAATTTGTAAATCGTTTATTGCCTTAGCTTGTTCTTCTGATCTTTTAGCATTTTGGTAAACCATAAATACAAACATTGCTCCAACAACGCCAATCATGCCAGCTTCTGAATACAGTGCTAAAAATTCTTCCATTATTTTCTCTTTCGCTTACCCCAACTAAGTGGATTGATATTAAATTCTTTTTCATAGAAATTAACTTTATCTTCTAATTGTTCTCTCTGTAAAGTCTCTTCCACGATATGTTTACCAAGTAAGTCCCCAATCTTAACATCAGCCGTGACCATCGATTCTTCAAGATTTCCCAATCGAGACTCAATACGCCAATAACCATAAACGAGCATCCCAACAAGTACAAGTAGTTGACCCAACCATTTAAGGTTAATAGAGACAATAGCATTATCGTCAACCACAGTCCCCCGATAACTTCTAGCAGTTTTAGGCTCCCCATCAGGCATGCTACTTCGTGACTACGGTACCTATAAAAACATAATTTACAGGGATTGTATAGCTTGTAGAAACGCAATCTGTGTAATTCATTTTTTGAATATCCTTAATTTAAACCAATTAAAAACTCTCTTAAAAATATTTTGTTTTTCTGGTATATTAGATTCTGTATTCATTGATCTTAGTTTACGCTTAATCCTGCTGGTCCTTCTTATCCTCTGTAGGCTATGCATGTTGCTGTAGAGTCTGTATGATTAAGTATAGTGGCAAAGTTACCATAAAGTATCTCACCCGGAATTAAATAAAAAAACGCACTATTAAGACCGTCTCCTATATTGCAGGTCGCTTTCAACTTTAAAAACTCTGATGTTCCGCTGCTGTCTTTACCAAGTGCTTGAATAGCAACCCAAGAACCTGAGTCTGGACTAGAATAATTTGTATCATGCTCCGCTATAAGATCAAAGCCTAATTGACCTATAGCTAATGATGTAGCTTCTGCAGCAGTGTATTTTCTAATTCCTTTAGCCATTTATATACCCATATGTTTTGATACCGCACGACCTTCTCCGTCATATTGATATCTTATTCTTGAAAGAAGCTTTGCTTTTGTTTCGCTAGAACCATAAGAAATGCCACGCTTATCATAAAAGTTTTTTATTTCTGCTTTAGTATTTGCATCTGTAGGATAATCTGCTTGTGTAGTAGCAACACCATTAATTATATGATGTCCTCCTACTAATAATCTTCCATGCCCATCACCATGCTTCTTAGAACATTCATCAACATAAAACTCTTCAATTACTTTAAAGCTGTTGCTTCTTTTCTTTATGTCACCATCTACATCAACAAAGTACGCATAAGATGAAGGATAAGTCAGAGTCTCTGTAGACCCATCTGCATAAGTTTTTGTGCGAGTAGCACCGGGAGTTGTATTTCTATGAATCCTAACTCGATGACCCTGACTGCACCTTCTTACTATCATAACATCACCCACCATGCACAAGCAGTAGCAATGAATATATCAAGGAATGAATCTTCAGCCCATGCTCTCACAGAGCCATAAGGCTTCCAATTTTCCACATAATATTCAAT